GTGCATAGTCTTGCAATTGGGGTTCCTGAATACAAGTTATTAGAAAATAAAAAAGGAGTAACTCGCGTGTATCAATACAATACTTCACTTGACAAATGGAGAAGATTTGGAGGACACATAGGAGAAAATTACGGCAAATCAGGAGGAAGAAGTGTAAGTTTAGGTTTCAATTCATCAAAAAATGCACTTGGGTTAGTTACTTCACATAAAAATGTTAACATGTGTTTTCAACCTAATATCGTACCTCGGCCAACACCCATATTTGTTGGAAGTGAATTGTGGCACACTGCTTGAAAACCGCTAGCGGCTTTTCTTTAAAATACTAATATTTATATATTTTAAAGAAAAGTTTTGTTTAATTGATAAAGCATGGCAGATAAATTAACACCATTAAATTCATCTTTAGAGACAAGTATACAAAATGAAAAACCTTCTATCCTATCATCATTGTCTCAAACTGCTGAAAACATCGGAAACATTGCAGGCGATGCTTTTCACAATTTTGAAAAAAGTGTATTTTCCACTAATCCCAGCAACCAACTTGAAACCAATGCACCTGTTGCAGCGGTAATTGAAACAAGTGTTGAATCTGAACCCAGACTTGCACCGGTAATTGAAACAAGTGTTGAATCTGAACCCAGACTTGTACCGGTAATTGAAAAAAGGGTTGAATCTGAACCCAGACTTGTACCGGTAATTGAAAAAAGGGTTGAATCTGAACCCAGACTTGCAGCGTCAGCACCGGTAATTGAAACAAGCGTTGAATCTGAACCCAGACTTGCAGCGTCAGCACCGGTAATTGAAACAAGCGTTGAATCTGAACCCAGACCGGTGGTTGATCCAACATCATTGAACCCAATCAGTAAACCCGAAATAAAAGATGATTCGGCGTCTATACCACAACCTTCAACAACACTGATGAATGTAAGGGAGTTGACCGAAATGGGAATTCAACAATTTAATCAAAATTCTGAATTGTTACAAAGGTGCATAATTGCAATTGAAAATAAATTGTCAAAAAAAAAAATGTCATATAAACGACTAACATCATATGAAAATTTTATTGATTTTGACACAGACCAGAGTGACTTATCATCATTTCCAATTGTTTTATATAGTAATTTCAATCTTAATCACTTGTCAGAATTTGTCAGCTGTTGTACATTGTATTTGTTTGTCCTACAACTAAATGACATTGTTGACGTTGTGCATGATGCTTTGTTAGAAGAAATTGTTGTTTCTAGTCATTATAGTTTGAGTCTATCCACAACAAGCAACGCATGTTGTTTGAAATTATCAATTGGCAATTTTAGTGTGGATGTATTCAAAGCACAGGTTTTGGATTCAGTGACAATATCTCTATTGCCAGCCGCATTATTTGCGATTGAATCTGAACCCTTTCCATATAATGGCAAACAAATTGGTCCTTACAACTTTTTGGATTTGACAATGCAACTGTTGAAGCACGCGGAAGAAAACAAAAAGGATCCGTATAATCAAGTAAATGTTTTGATAGCAAGAGGAGTCAATGAAACGTGCATCAAATATTTTGAAACAAATGTTCCAAATGAAATTATAACCCAATTATGTGATAAGTTGATTAAACCACTGGATTCAATGCTGCATTCATCAATCATCAAAACAGTGTTGATTGCCATCATTCAAAACCCATCAATAATGACCATTGATGGGCGGCATTTTTTTGATGTATTTCCAAGTGGACAATATGGCGAATACTTCAATGAAGTTGCAGTTAGTTCAAAAAAAAAAGGACCATTATTCATTAATTCTGTTCCATTGACACGTTTAGACATTTTTATTAGCGTGTTGACTGGAATAAATGAAGCACTTCACAATAAAAATATTGGAAATATTATTGTGAGCGGAGGTGCCGCCCTATCTCATCACATACAAGATTTTATGAATGATTGTGAGATGAATATGTTCAGCGATGAAATTCAGGCAACCTGTGAAGTTGACATGGAACTATTAAAACAAAAATGCAAAAGCATTCCAATGAATGATATTGACTGTTTTGTATTTGGCGACCTTTCACGTGAATTTTTGTCAGTGTTGTCATTGTATATGATTTTAATGTATGACAATTTTTTTCATCGACCGCAACTTTATAATAAAACTGAAATCTTGAAATCTTTCAAAAAAATATCATTTCAACTATCTGTTCCATCTTCAGACTCCATGACCTTGTTTATGTATGGAAACATGAAAAATGATGCAAACACCAGATTAATAAGTAAATTTCTTCAAAAGAATAAAAGTGTTGAATTAGTTTCTCATGAAGTACAATGTTTCTCTCAGTTATCTCATCCCCTTTTGAATGAAGAATTACCGGATAGTTACCACATGCGACCAATTGACCTTGTTAAAAAGAATATCGGGGAGTTTTACGAATTATATTTGAAATCATTGTATCCAAACAATGAGCCGAGTCCTCCATCCAATTTGAGAGAAATGGTTGAAATACAGTTCATGCATGAAAACATGATTTCACTTAAAACTGCCATGTTGGATGTAATTTGCATTTTTTGCGATGAAGGAAAATCATTATTTACGCGCATATTTTTGGCTAGAAAAAATCCCAAAGATTTTATACGTTTACAAGTTTTTATTGAAATATACTGTTTGCAAGTTTTGAGAATACTTAAAGAAATTCCAAGTGAGCTGTTAGTTACTGTGAAGTTTTTGCGAAAAATAATGGATGGCTTGTACCAGAATTATTACATGGAACAAGGTAATTTAGCTGCAATTGGCATTAGTGCAGTTGATTTGCAAAAAGATCGGACTATTTTTTTGAATGGTCTGCGAGAATTTGGAAGAATGGTTGTTAATTTGCCTGACCCATTTGCAAATCTATCTCCCTTGAAATTCAGAAAAACAGTTGGCATGAAGTTGATAGACTTTTTTAAAAAAAGTCAAACAATGAAATACAACATCAATGTAAGTTCCAATATGAAAAAACTCATTTCAACATACATGTCTCCTCAACGCCCTTACAATTCTTGGTTGACACACATTTTTTCAAAAATAAAATTTTCATCTGAAGTTGAATCTTTTTATTATTCAATGTTGGATCAAATAACAAAAATAGGGGACTCAAGTCAAACTCTTGATTTCAAGGATATGGAGATTTTTCCTAACAATGTATTAACAATTTATCATGAGTTGATTCAGATAACTCCCGACAAAAAACTGATGAAATTCAAGGACTTGTTTGAATCATTATTTACTCCATTGAAAAATCACATCCACTTTAATGGAATTCCAACCCCCTATTATGTGGGTGTTTCTGGATTGTATGAAGATGCGTTCAAGGAACAAATATTTCCAGTTTTTTTGAGTATACTTTTCAATGACAATGTTGAAATCAAAGAAAAAATTGAAACACTACCGTATGACCAATACACAGATTTGATCAATGAAGAAATTGGACGTGTCATTTTGAATTATTATGAGTATATAACCAGTAGCAAAAAATCAAAGGGTGGTTACAAGAATACAATTAAACGTTTACCTTTGAAAAAATGGAATAAAACCCGCAATTTTAGTAGAAAAATTAACCGCCGTACTAAAAAAATAAATAAAATCAAAACAATGCGATTCACAAAAAAAAGACACTAAATTCGTTTACCATTTATTTGTGTTTCAAAATCAAACACAAATAAAATAAAAAAATAAAGATTTTTTCTTAATTTATCTGATTGGTTTATCAAATTTTGCGATTTTTGCGACTTCGGGTTCTCTTCAACTCAGAAATGCGAATTGCACCAAACTTTCCTTTTCTAGCAGTCCAACCATGTTTTTGTAATCGCTTTTCTTTTTTCGCAGTGTTGTGCTTTTTTTTGCTAACAATTCGTCCATTTTTGTTAAGAAGTAATTTATCTTTAGTTAGACCAGGAGTTCCATCGGTTTTATACGCAGTTTCATGGAAAACTTGAGCCCGCGAACCACGTAACTCTTGATATTTTTTTCCATTTATGTGATAAAACCCATCTGGTTGACGTTTATTATTTTTCATATCAATGTTATATTTTAGTTAAAGAAAAAAAAATTAAAAATTGTTTTTTGGAGATGCGCCATAACCACCTGGTGCACCACTCCAACGTCCATATTCATTCAATATTTCATTTGCAGTCTTGTATGATTGTGCTTTTTTGCCAACTGCATTTTTTATAGTTGCACTGAAGCGCATACGATACGATAAAATTGAGCTATACTCATTTATTTTTTTTTTATTTATTGCTTTATTGACAATTGGAAGACACTTGCAGATTTGGGAGATTGGGGATACTGTTGTTTTGTCCAAAATATTATTTAAGGGAGTTCCCCCTCCTTCCAAATGTGTACGTTTATTCACTTCCATTAAATGCGACTCGTGCGTGTTAATAAGAAATTATAATATATATTATTTTTTAATTTTTTCTATGAAATTAATTTATAATGTCATTGAATAAAAATGAAATCAAAACGAAATATCAAAAAAAATAATAAAAAATACAAAAAATCCACCAAAAAAAATCAACATGGTATCAGATTCCGTAGAAAATCTCTCAAGCGGTCTAAAATGGGAGGAATGAATACTTCATATAAAACGAACCCATCATTAAATCAAATAAATCGTTGGACCATAATAGATGATGATATATGGGATCAGTTTAAAACATACATTTATGGTAGCATGTATCATGCACATGCATGGGGAAAAGTATTTGAAATCTGTAAAGAAAAAAAAATAAAAGTTTACGTCGTCACGAATAGTGGCGATCCTCCTGGTGTCATTAGAACTCTTCAGTTGCTTGAGTTATTAGGTGATGACCCGTATATTGAGGATGTCTTATTCATGCGAAGTGATAGAAAGGACGACTCAGTTGACAAATCAGTAGTGATAAATCAGATAATGAGTGATAATCCTGAATCAAAAGGTGTGTTTTTTGATGATTATTCGGAAAACTTTAGGGGAGTCGTCAGCAAGGTCTATTGTCAATTGGTGACTCATACAAATATGAACAGGAACATGGACATGAGAGCCGAAGGTTTTGCAATGAACCCAAACAACGTTTTCATAAATTTATTACCTAGACATAAATCCTTAATTAGACTACGTTATACGTTGATTTCATTAAATTTGCTTGCATCATTGATATACGCATTGAATGATGAATTACTTTCTTTTTATACAGACTTCAATATTGATAAACACAAATTAACAATTGACAAAATGCGTGGATGTACTCATTTTTTTGTTGACTTTGATTGTACCTTGTCATTATGGGAATCTGTGATTACCGAATCGGATTTTAAAACCAAGTTGCGCGATGTATACAAGGATGCATCTGAAGTGGTTGAAGCACCACCTCTTGAAGCTGAAGAAGCAGCTGCAGAAGAAGCGCCTGCACCTGCACCTGTTGAACAAGCGCCTGCACCTGCACCTGTTGAACAAGCGCCTGCAACTGTTGAAGAAGCAACTGTTGAAGAAAACGTAGCACCTGCACCTGTAGCACCTGCATCTGTTGAACAAGCGCCTGCATCTCTTGAAGAAAACGTAGCACAGGGACCTGTAGCACCTGCATCTGTTGTTGAAGAAAACGTAGCACCTGTGTCACCCGTGTCATCTGTGCCAACCGGCGAGAAGTTATAAAATACATTGTATTAGGAATGCCATTTTATGTTCATAAATACATATAGTTATATTTATTTATAAATTAAATATCATTTACACCTTTTTACATTTCAAACGCCGATTTTTAATTAATGATTATTTGTTGTTATCTTCAAATGGTGAGATTTTTTTATATTCATAGAAATGTTCTCTTACAATATACATTAAATATGTATTAGGGTCCCAATCGCTACGCCAATTTTTATGAGCATTTAATGAACGCATATGTGGATTAAACTTATCATAATAATCACTAGCTTCTTGCTTTGTTTTGAATACTTTATTAATGTAACCTATATGTTCGCTTTTTCCATTCCATTCTGGATAAGCAATATGTCCATCGCTATTAAATCGTTGCACTTCTAAAATATACGGCATTTTATATAATACATTATATTGTATCTAAATTATTTATCCGTCAATATTTGCAAAACAGCAAAAACAAAACAATGCCATGAGTCCAACACAACAACATTCATCTTTTTTGTTTTTATTAGATTGTGGTTGTGGTTGTGGTTGTGGTTGTAGGTGTGGTTGTGGTTGTGGTTGTGGTTGTGGTTGTGGTTGCAAATATACCGGAGGAGGATACTTTGGCTGTGAATAACAGCTTTGACTGTAGTTTGAATAAGCTGGAGGCGGTTGATAATAAATGCCAATCGTTACTTCGTCTTCATCCATAGGAGGTGCGGTGGCAACAATGTAGTTGCTATTATTCATATTCATATTATTCATATTATTCATATTATTCATATTATTATTCATATTATTCATATTCATATTATTCATATTATTCATATTATTTTATATTGTAGGTTGGTTGGGATAATGATAAAGGATAAAATGAATTTATATTTGTATAAACAAAAAGTAAATAAATTGCATGGAGGAAAAGAAGGAGATAATAAATTTGGTGAAAACAGGAGATTTGATATTGTGTGATGATTTAGAATATAAAAACTGGGGACTTTTGAGTTGGTTAATAAAATTTGCAACAAAAAGCGATTTTTCACATGTAGGTATGGTTGTAAAAGACCCGGATTTTACCAAGGTGGCAATGAAAGGAACATACATATGGATGTCAGGAACCTCAAACATACCTGATTCAGAAGATAACCATATGAAATTTGGAGTACAAATGGTTCCATTTGAAGAATATGTAGGAACGTATGGTGGTAAATTGTACCTTAGAAGAATACATTGCACAAAATATGAAGAAATATTTAGTAACGAAAAATTAAAGAAAATACATGATGTTGTGTATGATAAACCATATGATATTACAATAACTGACTGGATTGAAGCATATTGTAAGAAAGATCCTCATCCTCAAAAGACAAGCCGGTTTGTTTGTAGCGCGTTTATTGGGTATATTTACACCCAACTGGAACTTTTAGCGAGAGACACAGACTGGAGTATTCTTTGGCCTAGTTTTTTTTCAAGTGAAAATCCTGATTTGCACTTGTTAGAGGATGCATATCTTGAGAAGGAAAAAATAATAAAATAATCAAACATCAAACAATTGGGCAAACAATATTTTTTCACAAATACATGTTGATGTTGGGTTGTTCATTTTGATTTGCTTTTATTAGTTTGTCAACTAGGTGAGATGTAACCGTAAAAGGGAACCCGACTTCAAAAGATGTTTCTTTTTCATCAAAAAGGGTTGTGCCTGGATGTATTAAGCGGTACAGATTCAATTTGGTGTAAATTGTTTCAATGCACCTTTTGAGGTTTCGGACCCCGGATTCTTTGTTAGTGTGATGTTGAATAATGTGTTCAATTGTTGAGTCATCCATAAGAATGTCATCTTGTTTGAATGAAACTTCATTGCATATGCGCGGTATCAAATAGTTTTTAGAGATAACAACTTTGTCTTTGACTGAATAACCATTGGTGCGTATTTTGTACATGCGATCTAAAAGGATGGGATTAACCCGTGATTCGTCGTTGTAACTGAATATGAATAAACACTTGCTCAAGTCAAAATGAATTTCTGAAAAGTATTTGTCATGAAACTGACTGTTTTGAGTAGTGTCGGTGAGATGCGTAAGAATGCCGACCAATTCATCTCCTTTTGAGGTGTCACTAATTTTATCAAGCTCATCAAAGTAAATGACTGGGTTGCTGGATTTGCACCGAATTAGAATATCAACAATTTTGCCCCACGTGCTACCCTCGTATGTATATGAATGTCCTTCCAAAAAGCTGCTATCAGTGGCACCTCCGAGTGCTATGAATGCAAAGTCTCGTCCAAGAATTTTGCTGATTCCTTCTTTTACCAAGGAAGTTTTTCCAGTACCAGGAGGTCCATGAATTGCAACTGCAGTACCAATTGCGTTTGGGTTTGATAACCATTGACCAACCATTTGCATAATTTGCATTTTGGCATCATTCAATCCATAAACGGCTGAATCAAGAGTCTTTTTTGAGTTAGTCATGAAGGAGTGACAAGAGTCAATTCCATCTGAAATTGTTATAGGAATGTTTTTGAATTGGTTGAATGGTATTCGCATAAAAGCATCAACCCAATTTTTTAGTTTGCAATACTCACCACACCCTGGGTCCATGTATTGCAACATACCAATTTTCCTTATAGCAACTGCTTTCATGTCACGTGGAATGTCTGATTCCAATAATGTGAGTTTGTATGGTTTTTGAATTTCAGAAATTTTTGAAACAGCGGTTAGTTCATCAATCATATGAGATTGTTGTTTCAAAGACAAATGAGTTTTAAAGTACTCTAAGTCATTTGTGGTGCTCTTCTTTTTCAATAGTTTTCTAAATTTTTTTGAATTGCTTGATTTGTGTTTGTGTGTGAGTTCATCCAAATCTTCTTTTATTTTTTGCTCAGAAGCATCAAGTGTCTTCAACTGATTCAATACGACGCGTTTGTTTTTGGTGTTGGTCAGTAAATCTTCATATGTTTTTCGTAAAGATTTTAGCATATTGAGTTCGTCTGTATACTTTTGTTGTTGTGTTTCAACTGCAGAAATATCAAATTCTTCAGATTCTGAGTCAGAAGACGAGTAAAATGTTTCATCATCTTCATCATAGTACTCTTCTTCATCATCATCATATGTTCTCCAAGAAGCATCGGATGATGAAGAACCGGGAACATAGTCTTCATCACTGTCGTCGTCGTCGTTGTCGTCAACGTACTTTTTACTGAAATCAAATCTCTTTGAAATATCATTGGGTTCAACATGAATGATAATATTGTATTTTTTTTCTTTTTTTTCTTTTTTATTTACTTTGGAGGTTGATGGTTTTTCCAAATTTGTGATTGGTGAAGTGTTCTCCGAAAATATTGAATTGATAAGTGCATTTGCAATGGGGTCATCTTCTTTTGGTGACGTGGTTGAAACTGGTGATAATTTATTTTTGCTTTTTATCTGTGTTGATTCGCTTGGTGTTAGCAATGTGCTGATTTTTTCCAAGGCGTCTACCTTTTTTTTAATGTGGGTTGATGGATATAGTTGAGAGAGCAAGGTGTTGACTTCAATCCGTTCTGTCACATTTTTCAAGGTTTCTGTTTTAGTTTTTTTTGACTTGGGTTTGGGTAATTCTTTCTTTTCTTCGGTTTGATTTGATGTATCATCATCTTTTTTATTTGTGTCATGATCTTTTTCATCTTTTGGTTTGACAGTTTTGATGGGCTTGGGTTTTATAGTTTTGGGTTTGACTGTTGTTGCCTTTTTTTTTGTTTTAGATTCAGGGGTGTTGTCATCTTCGGTTAGTTCATCACTTTCAATAGGAGGAGGAGGATTGTCTGGATTAGTTAACCCAGGTTTACATGTTGGTTCTGTTTTTTTGGAACGTGTTGGTTTTTTGGACATGGTAGAGAGTGAAATTGTCATGAGATTGTTGCCCAATAATCTGAAAATGCGTTTATATTCTTATGATGTATTTTATAATATTGTTTGATTCAATTTTTTGAATAATTTGAAATTTACATAAAAATTGAATTCCAAAACAATCTAAATATTATTTGGTTAGTATAAAGAAGATTCAACTAAATGAGCGGCGGCGCATCTGTGTCAAAAATAGTTGGAATACAATTTAGCATTCTTTCCCCGGAAGAAATAAGAAAAGGTGCAGTATGTGAAATTACGAGTCGTGACACGTACGTTGGTAACAAGCCGGTGTTGGGTGGATTATTTTGTCCATATATGGGAGTTTCAGAACCAGGTATGTTGTGTCCAACAGATGGTTTGGATTACATGAGAACCCCAGGATACTTTGGGAAGATTGAGCTTGCGCAACCAGTCTTTTATTATCAGCACATAAACACCATTCATAAAGTGTTGCGATGTGTTTGTATGAAATGTAGTCGTTTGTTGATCAACAAAGAAGCCCATAAACAGTGTTTAAAAATGAATTCAGATGAAAGGTGGGCATATGTGTTTAGTCACGCAAGCAAAGTAAAAACGTGTGGCGACGAAACAGAAGATGGATGTGGATTCGTAGTGCCCAAAAAAATCAAAAGAGAAAATTTAGCTATGTTGACAGCGGAGTGGGACAGTGAAAGTGTGAAAGGATTATCAGAAGAAGATGCAAAAAAAATGAACATGCAATTGACCCCTGATATAGTATTGAAAATATTTCGCAGAATAAGCGACGATGATGTTTCTTTCATGGGGTTCAGTCCAGTGTTTTCACGACCGGACTGGATGATTTGTCAGGTGTTGGCAGTTCCTCCGCCGGCAGTAAGACCATCCGTAAAAATGGATGGTCATCAAAGAAGCGAAGATGATCTCACTCACATCATTGTGAACATTGTTAAAGCAAACAAAACTCTACAAGAAAAAATAAGAGATGGTGCTCAAACATCAGTTTGGCACATGGTTTTGCAATATTATTGTGCCACCATGGTTGATAATAACATTCCAGGTGCTGCTCCAGCTGCACAGCGTTCTGGGCGAAAATTGAAATCCATTAAAGAAAGAATCAACGGAAAAGGCGGACGTGTGCGTGGAAATTTGATGGGAAAACGTGTTGATTTCTCAGCAAGATCGGTTATCACTCCTGATCCTAATTTATCAATCCGAGAATTGGGGGTTCCATTGAAGATTGCCACAAATTTGACAAAGCCCGTGGTTGTAAATAACATGAATCGCAGGTTTTTGATGTCTCTTGTCCGAAACGGACCAGATAAATATCCTGGGGCAAAAATTTTGGAAAGAAAGGGAGGTGAAAACATTTCATTGCGATATGCAGATCGTGAAAACATTGTTTTACACAATGGAGACATAGTCCATCGTCACATGATGGATGGAGACGGTGTTTTATTCAACCGACAGCCAACACTTCATCGGATGAGCATGATGTGTCATATTGCAAAAATAATGAAGAGAGGAGATACTTTTCGGATGAACGTAGGAGATACAAAACCATACAACGCAGATTTTGATGGCGATGAAATGAACATGCACATGCCGCAAGATGAAGAAGCAGAGGCAGAATTGAAAAATTTGGCGGCAGTTCCATTTCAGATAATAAGTCCGGCAAAAAATGAATCAATCATTGGAATATTTCAAGATTCGTTATTGGGTTCTTATCAAATGACACGACAAAACATAACATTCGGATCAAGACAAGCAATGAATTTGCTAATGGCATTTTCATCGTTGGATGAAACTTTGTTTACAAAAAAAAGTGATAAATTTACAAGTTTTGAAATATTGAGCCAAATAATGCCAGCTATTACGTTGAAGTATAAAACAAAAGGATTTGCAGAAAATGATGATATTGCAACGTCCCCCGGTGTATTGGAGATTACGGATGGAAATTATTTACGCGGACAACTGGACAAAACAGTGCTTGGAGGAGGAAGCAATGGTCTTATTACCAGAACATGCAATGACTACGGAAATTTGATGGCATCAGATTTCATTGACAATTTGCAGAATATTGTAACAGAATACATGAAAACAACCGCATATAGTGTAGGAATAAGCGACTTGATTGCAGACAATTTGACAAAAACACAAATTTTAGAGTCAATCCGTTCAAAAAAGCAAGAAGTTAAAAATTTGATAGACCAAACATATTTGGGAGTATTTGAAAATTCAACTGGAAACACAAATGAGAACGAGTTTGAATTCAAGGTAACAAACATATTGAACAAAGCAACCAATGATTCGGGTTCAATCGGTTTGAAGAGTTTGAGCAAAGACAACCGGTTTGTCACAATGGTAAAAGCTGGATCAAAGGGTGTTGATTTAAACATTTCTCAAATGATTGCATGCCTGGGACAACAGTTGATTGATGGCAGGCGCATTCCTTACGGATTTGAGAACAGAACGCTTCCGCATTTTACGAAATACGATGATTCGCCAGGTGCACGCGGATTTGTTGAAAATTCATTTATATCGGGTCTTACGCCTGAAGAATTATTCTTCCATGCTATGGGTGGTCGTGTCGGTCTTATTGACACCGCAGTCAAAACAAGCACAACTGGCTACATTCAAAGGCGATTAATCAAAGGAATGGAAGATTTGAAAATTGAATATGACATGACAGTGCGAAATAACAAATCAAGAATCATTCAATTTGCATATGGAGAAGACAATATAGATCCAGTGAAGGTTGAAAGCCAGTTAGTGCCACTCGTTTCCATGAGCCTTGAAGACATATACGCACATTATCACATGCCGAGCAGTGATGCCAAAGACATTGTGTTTACGTCTGCCTTTACAAAAGGAGTTATCATGAGAATGAAACGAGAAAAATCAGAAAGTGATACAAAATTCAAAGAACTCATTGATTACATGATTGAAGAGCGTGAACAAATAATAAAATGTGTGTTTCGCGGCAAAGACGTAGACAAAGTATTTATGCCAGTGGGATTTGTTCACACAATCAACAATGTCAAAGGTTTGCAACAAATCAACAATAATTCAGTGGTTGACATAACCCCACTTGAAGCATTGAAACTAATTGAAGAAAAGTACAAACGGTTGGAATTGCTGAATTATTGTCCTCCAACCAGACTCTTCAAAGCAATGTATTATTATTATCTATCACCCAAAGATTTGCTCATGGTGAAAAGATTCAACAAAAAAGCATTGATTGTTTTGCTTGAAATGATTGAGCTGAAATATAAGAGCTCAATTATTGCACCAGGCGAAATGGTTGGCATGATAAGTGCACAAAGCATTGGAGAGCCTACAACGCAACTTACATTGAATACTTTTCATACTGCTGGTAGTGGAGTGGCAGTGAAAGCGAATGTCACACGTGGTGTTGCAAGAATTGAAGAATTGCTTTCCATAACAGAAAATCCTAAAAACACGTCTTTGACAATTTATTTGAAAGCAGATGAAGAAATTGACATTGATCGCGCGAAAGAACTTATTCCCCAAATAGAGTTGACTGTATTGGTTGATTTGGTTGAAAGTTCAACAATATGTTTTGATCCTGACGACATGAACACATTGATACAAGAAGACAAAGAAACTATGTCTCAATTCAATGAATATCAAAAAATGTTGAATGAATGTGCAGAAAATGCATCGGATGAAGGAGAGTCCAGTTCATCCAAATGGATTATTCGCATAAAAATGAACCGTGAAATGATGTTGGAGAAAAAAATAACAATGGACGACATCCATTTTGCAATCAAAACTGTTCATGGGGAAGATGTCACTTGTATATTCAGTGATTACAATGCTGACAACTTAGTGTTTCGTCTTCGTATGAACAACATAAATGGAAAAAAATCACTGAAACCCAAAGAAAATCCATTGGATCAATCAGACAAGATATACATTCTCAAAAATTTTCAAGACAACCTTTTGAATAACATTGTTTTAAGAGGTGTAAAGAACATTTCCAAAGTAACACTTCGTAAACAAATGGATAACTTGAAGAAAGAAGATGGCGGATACATAAAAAAAGAAACCTGGGTTTTAGACACCAAAGGAACGAATTTGGTAGATGTACTTGGGTTGGATTATATTGACATGTCTCGCACCATAAGCGATGACATTCAAGAGATATACAATCTTCTTGGAATAGAGGCAGCCCGAGAAGCGCTTTTGTCTGAAATGACCGCAGTTTTTGAAAATGATGGAACCTACATAAATTATCACCATTTGAGTTTATTGTGTGATCGCATGACCGCAAGTTCTAATATGGTATCAATTTTCCGTCACGGAATAAACAATGATCACATTGGTCCCATTGCAAAAGCCTCATTTGAAGAGACGCCAGAAATGTTTTTGAAGGCGGCTCGTCATGCAGAACTGGATCCGGTTCGCGGAATTTCAGCAAATGTCATGTGTGGTCAAGAAGGGTATTATGGCACAAGCAGTTTCCAGCTCTTGTTGAACCTGCCAGAAATGATGTCAAAAATGGAAGAATTATCTACCAAAAACTATAACCAAGAAGTTGAAATTTCAGAAGCATTGAATAGTATAGACACTGGAGCATGTTCATTGAATAAGCTTACATTTGATTCCAATATTGGAACCATTCAAAAAACCGATCTTGGGAAAGTTGAAGAAAACTATGACATTGGATTTTAGACCAATGGGCATTTTAAATGGGCACTTTATAACTCATATCAAAAATCTTTTTTATGATTTCCAAAAACATACTTTGATGAACCCCTTCTCGTTTTTACATTTAAGTATTTTGTCCTATTGGTATATTACTTTTCAAAAAAAGAAATATAAAATGAACCAGTCTACTACTTGCATAACGCAATACCATGGTTGAAAATGACAATCAAGTGCACACATTCCGGTGCAACAAGTGCCAAAAATTCAAACACGTGTTAAAAAAAGTGGCGGACAAGCAGCAACATGGGTTTGCGTGCGAGGACTGCTGGACTTCCATTGAAACCCGGACGCGATACAGTGGATGTTTGATTGGATGAGTGATGCGTGCATTTTTTTTTGTTGAAATTATACCCGGAGTCCGTGATATCTAATGTCATTTTTTCATTTGTATGTTGATATGAAGTTATTCACCGAATTTAATTGCGGTGTGGAAAAAAGAATGGTAGTTTGTTTCATGACTTCGGAAACAAAGTCGGATTGAATTGACTGATCAAGAGAGAATTTGATATCATTAGAAGAATTAGTAACAATACTGTAAGTAGGAGCAACATCACGAACCCGTCCAATTGTCATGATGTAATAAAAATTGAGGGTCTTGGAGTTTAAAGGTGAGGGTACTGTTTTTTCAGTTGATAAAACAAGAAGGGGTAATTTGTTTTCAATTAGTGCATGATGTTGATGTGCAGAAAACAATACAATAGGAAGTTTAAAATGTTGAGCAATAATCCACAAATCAAGGTGTGTCATAAAATAAAACGTATTCATAATAAAGGTCTCAATATTTGCAATCAATGCTAAGCGATTTGTTATTAAATGTTTATAATAGTTTACTAACTGAACCTTGTTGGTTTGACACAATTCAGTGTATTTTGCTATGAGGATTGTTTTCAAATCAATAACTGTGATATCTGAATACTGAGAATTTTCTTGGTGAATAATTGAGAGAACTACCTGAAAAGTGCATTCTCCTTCAGCATTTTCATATGACAACAATTTCATGGATGGAGGAAAATATTTAGCACTTGATTTTACAAGAGGGGTTACCGTGTGTAATTGACACATTTCTTTGGGTTCATTATCATGAAAAACATAATTATTGGATGGGGTTTCATTTGCATTCAAAGATGGATTTACATCATAAAACGTGTTATGTTTTGCAAATTGGTTTACAACTCCAGTGATTGGTTCAAGATTTTTAAAATATGAAGTAATTTGGGAGTAAAATAAAATGATTTCTTCATCATTTAGGTTGTATTGAATGTGAGGGTGCATTGAGGATGAACGAGACAATATGAATCTACGAATGCGGGTATATCTCAATAATTCATCTGCTAATTTAGCATAGTAAACCACATAGTTATTCAATTTGTTTACTAAGTTGATATCAGGTATAATAATATTACAGTCGTCATTAGGCTCTGATTGAATTCTAATGCATGTATTTGGTTGATATTCCAACCGATTTTCGTGTGATATGCACTCCATGAATATTTTAGAAGAAGCATTGAACTCTTGGGTACTAATAAACTTATCAAGCGCTTTTTCAGAAAATCTAGTAAAAGTAATAAAAGGATCTCCTACTTCTTGACAAATTTGCATTAACTGTTGAATTGTTTCAATATGTCTCTCTTCATGATTGAAGCCATCTTTCAAAATGTCTTCTATTTGTTTTTTTTTGTCAATGTTTTCTATTTTGTTTATTATGATTCTCATGGAATTACGAAAGGTTTGGTACATGTTGAACTCTAAGTTGATTGCGTTCACATAATTGATGCGATCATTATCTTCTTGTGTGGTTGTTTGCAGAGTTGCATCAATTTTATTAATGTTTTCCGTGTTATAAGCAATTGCATTCATTGGGTGTTTTGTTTTTACAAATGGGATGTTTGATTTTGGAATATACGGATTTATTTCAACAAATTGATTTGTTTCAGTGATGATTCCAATTAAGTTTGCGTCATCAATGACATGAAGCACGGGTAAACATGGGATTTTTCGTTTAGTTTCATTGCTAACAAATGTAAGAAAATCTAAAGTTTCTGTGTATGATGTCCAAATGGTTGGGTCATCCATCATGACCAAGTCCACATCATTGGGATTGTCTAACGGGGATGCAGCAGTCATGATTACACCAGAGCGCAATTTTTGTTTGGTTTGTTTTTCAACTACACAACCAATTATTTTGGAATCATAGTTCAGCACGAATTGGTTAATAATGAACCCGTGTGAAGTTAAAATGGAAATGATATCAGGTGCTAACAAGTTGTATTTGAAGTCATATGATTTTATTACATTGGTTGGTTTACAATTTGGAAAAATTGAGTCTTTGATAAGTTCAATCATGACTTTCAAATTTATCATCAAATTCGGTGCTAATAAACTGAATGATGTTTTCATGTCTATTTTATCATCACCGTTGTACGTGAATTGAAATATAGGTTCATAATAATTGTACTCTTTGATCAAAATGACTGTCATTTTTTTCAAATCAAAATGATTGTTAGAGTAATGACTTGAAGGACAAATGATGTTAAGTGAATCGCTGTTGTCGTCTTTAGGAATTTCCAAAATGATAAGGTTGTATCCTACTTTTTGCATAAAAATATTTGGGTTGAATGTGGTAAAAATATCCCACATGTAAGTATGATCAATGACAACTTCATCATTTTCAATAAACTTTCTGAAATTTTCATAAGAACTTATTGTTTTTTTGATGCTGTTTTCAATTTTCAATGCAACTTCTGGAGATTTTCCTTTTGCCATTGATTTCATTTTACGAACATAGTTTGTTGTTTTGTAAATTGAGACAACCACTTCCTTTTCCATAGAGTGAAAGGTTTCAACAAGTGTTCCATTTTGATACGTAATAAACGAGTCAAGTGTTATGCCATTTAATATTATTTTTTTCATTTCAGAAATTTTTTTGGGCACTGGATCTTGACGCAAGGCTGCCATGCAGCCGATAAAAGACTGCAATTCACTTAACTGCGATGGTTTTTCGTCACGTCCAAATTGATCTTTGTCCCATTCTTGAACTCCCCATCGTAATAAACATTTGGTTCCTTTGACCATTGTTTTTTGTAAATTGCAGGAACTATTGTCATAATTAAAAAATTTTTGAATGGATTGTGGTAAGTAACCCCGACGTCCTGCTGGAATTGGAATTTTGTCAGGGCCAATTATGTATTCAGGTGGAGGAGCATTCGGTTTTTGAACAGGAACAGCTGGAACTGCTTCATCTGAAATGCTGAGAACAGGGAGTTCTTCTGGTGGCGATTGTGATTGTCCTGGCGATTGTGATTTTCCTGGTGCTTGTGATTGTCTTGGTTCTTGTATTTCTGGTGCTTGTGATTGTCCTGGTGCTGGTCTTGGTGCTTGTACTGCACTATCTCCCTGCATCAATTTCTGTTTTGAACTACGTAGTTTATCTTCACATACTTTCAAATCGGAAAAATCTTGTTTTTTTTTGAAGCAACATGGGACACACAATCCATCAGGATGGACGCTTGTGTTCAAAAATCCTGGATAATGTTGAATGTACCCCTTTTGATTCATATGTTCTTTTGCATAATCATTGAATTCAAAAATGAATTTGTCACGAGTGACCTCTTTTTCTTTTTTTCCAATTATATGCGATTCAAGATTGTTGTCTTTAATCTCTTTTTCGGTCATGGGTCGGCGGTGTTTGAAACTCCAATATCGTGGACACATGTAATAATATTTGTTGTCTGGATCCGAACCATATTCAAGGGCATCTTTTAAAAGGGGTTTTGTTTCAGGATCTGAATTCAACTTGTCATATTCGTCTTTGCTCAAAACAACAGGTTGCCGTTTAATGTTTGATTGGCATGAAGTGGAATATGTGTCATAATTTCCAGATTTTTTGGACAAAAACAGAATGGGTTCAATGTTTTGTAATTTATTTTCAAAAGGGTTTGGATTTTTTAAAGATTGTGGAGCATAGTCAACAGCCTCTTCATCGTTAGGCTGCATTTGCCTTTGGCTGTGTGTTTGATTTTTGCGAGGTGCTCCTCCAGATGTGTCGCTGTTGTTGGATGTATCATCCTCTTCTAAAATTAAATCACGCAATGAAGCAAATTCATCATCGCTACTGCCGTCAGCATCATCCTGCACACTTTCAGTTTCTGTTTGGTTTCGTTCAAATTGAAGTTGATCATCAAATGATAAATCTTCAACTAGATCATAGAGTGGCAGAACTGCAGCATCATCATTCAGTTCTTCAGTAACAACCAGAGTTGTTTTCATGTTTTGTCCGCGTACGCACATTTTTTGCAAGTCAGAGAATGGAACTCTGGTAGTTTCATTTTTTTTTTCCTTGTACATTGAAAGTCGTATCAATGAATCAATGTAAATTTCAAGTAAGCGAATGTACCATATTTGGTTGATGTCATTGATTTCAATGTTTAATTGTGTATTTTCTCTCCATATAATTGTTAGAAATCCCGGCTGTTTTGTGCGATTGCGATTGAATTTATGCGTGGCTTCCAGCACCTTTTCTTCTGTCAAATAATTCGTCAATATTTTTTGGGCAGCTTCTTCATTTATTGCTAACCGATTTTTCACAAGGCCTTCAATTATAAAATCATCTGTCATTTCTTTTCTCACTTGTTCGTTGATATATGCCTCGGTTCCAATTCGTTCATTGTAATTAGAGACCCGTTTGTACCGCATAGTGATTTCACTACTAGTTTCATGAATGACGTTGAAGACTGAAGAAATGCATCCCATAATTTTCTTTGCTTGAATCATGGGAGTTTCTTTCAAATGTGACACATAAGTAATATTTAATATTTCAATGGTTGGAACGGCAATGCTACAAAACAGTTCAATGCTGTTTCCTGTAGTGCTTTCCAAAAAACTCCTTGTTTTGATTAAAACTGGGTTCAAACACTCCCGTAAAACGGTGTCTATTTGATTGTTATAAACAGTATGATAAGACAAGGCCTTGCGAAAAGTGGCTTTTACGTGAATGTTTGCATTAGATGCAATTTCACATATAATCTCACAAACAAATCCTTCAATGCGTTGCTCCATGTAAATTGCTATGCGGTTTTGTTTTCCAATTTCGTTATCCAACCGAAGAATTTTGGGTTTTGTCAAAAGTGGGATGCGTTTTCCATTTGTTGCAAACCCAGGAGAGTAAAGACGGAACATTTTTTCTGTTTGTCCAGGTGGGGTTATCTTTATGAGTGGAGTTTGTTTATCAGTTTCAAGAACTTTGAAAAGGGATTCAAGAGAAATTGAAAAATGTTTTGACGGTTTCATAACAAAATGAATTGAAGTTATACCACGCTCAATATAATTAAAATCAACCGGGTTTTCTCTCAAATTGTAAACATCATGCAACAATTTGACCCCATTACAATGCTGCAAAAAATTGTCATCTATTAGTTTAGTAGTTTCACTCATCAATTCACTTTTGCGTGCATTGAGTGTTTCAACCGTAAATATTCCTTTTTCATATAAATAAGGAAAGTACAATTTAATGATTGTTTTATTAGTTTCATCATCATCCGGTGTCAATACATCCGAAGCAAAATACACGTTTATAACATTTTCATGTATTATTCCATATTCCAAAAGGACTGTTTTATTTTTTGTTTTTATCAAATCAGGAAGTGCTTTTTTCAAATAAGAATCATGAATAACCCTAACTGGATTTGCTGGCATAGGGTAATCATGTTGTAGAGTTTGTCCCAAAGCCACGTCTATAAACTCAGCCTTATTTTGAATTTCCAAAAGAAATGATTGTAAATCAGTTTCATAATCAATGTCATCATTCAAAACCCTGATACACAAGTCAATTAACGTGCTGTTATTTTTCAAATTCATGCATAATGTAATTAATCGTTCTTGTGAAACTGTTAAACCATGATTACATGTTAGCATTTTTATTAGAGCATCTTTTGATAAAAAAGTTTTAATACTTGCAACTAAGTAAATTTCATCATATGAGATTGGTTGATCTAACTCGGAAATTATTTTTCGTTTTATTGATTCAATTGTGTCATCCGGAAAAATGCGTTGGTCAGAATATTTTACATTGCTTACTGAAAGTTTTTCGTCTGGATCTCCGAATACAATTATTTTATTTTTATCAATTAAATTTACTAGATATGAAGTCATTCTGACAATATTAATTACACTTATATAATTGATAACATTATATAATGTTATTAAATGGTATTATCCTTAAATTTTATTAAAAACCACAATATACCCATTCAAATATGTTGCAAAAGATACCCATACTAAGTACGGAATCAACAAATAGCTTGAAAGTTTGCTTATGGCATAAAATTCTCTCACATTTAATGCAATGAATATGAGCATTGCGACAACAATGACAAAACTCAAATCAGGCCGAGCCCATTTAAAAAAAAATGGCGACCATGCCAGATTCAATATCCACGCAACACAATAATAAAAAAAACCATAAGAGCGAATTTTTCCGCGATTCATCAAAAAAATGATTCCAGAAACAATTATGAATGCATACAAAATTGTCCATACAATTGGGAAAACCCAACTTGGTGGAGTAAATGGTGATTTTTTGAGTGAGAGATACCAACTATTCTGTTTTGAATTCATTTTTCCTTAAATTAAAAATACACTTAAATTTTTTGGTTTTTAATAATATTCAATATTTGGATTATAAAATATTTTCATCACACATTGTGCTGACAGGTGTAAAAAACAATTAAAAAAAAGTGTTAGTTACACATACACACACACACACATACCTTTTTGAAACTATTTATTTTGCGGGGACGGGGACCCCATTGTCCCACCTGCAATTATAAACAATTTTGATGATGCCTTGGTTGGACATGGTCCTCATGACACCCATACCATGCAGCAGATTGTGCTGCCATTCGCCTTCAAACTCAGTCCAGGTTGTCATGTGTGAGTCAACCTCTCCAACAACTCCGGAGATGGTTTTGTTGGTCTTGAAACAACCGAAGCCGTGTTTTTCTCCAAACATGTTGACACAGCCTTCATACTTGCTTCCGTCTGTGCTGTAAATTATCACTGGGGTTTTTGTTGAAGCAGCTGCAGTTGTAGTCCAGTATTCCGTCATTTTAATTGCGTTGTTGGTTTGGTTCACTATATTTCAAATACTTTTTCAATTTTTGATTCAATTTTTTTTATTTGTATTATTTTTAAAACTAACCTGTGATATGCTCGCCGACTTTGCCTCTACACTTTTCATTACAAACGAGGCAATCGCAGTGGACGCCAGCAAAAAGAACGCAGCGCTGAATACAATCGTACGGTCAAACTCTGTTATTTCATAATTAACCCATGGATTAAACCGAACCAGCAAAAACACAATGATGAAATACTTCAACACCATGGAAATGGTGTCTAAATACGACGGCGCAACTGTCGCAATCCCCAACAGTGCCACCGCATATAGCACATACCACGCATACAGCAATACATAGTAAAACTTTTTAAACCAAACCTGTTTTGTTACAGCCATCCCAATTGCGTTTAAATAATTGTAATATTATTTATTCATCTATTTATTTTTTTCACGAGTGTCGTTTGAATTGTATCATTTTTTTTTGTAAATGATGCGGCGAGTCTGCTTGCGAGGTGCGCGAATGCGGCGTTTTTTTCCACCATGTTTTGTTTTTTTGTTAGCCAATGACGGAAAATATGAACCACGCTTTAATCCAAGTTCCCTGCTCATTCGTGTTATTGGGTTTAACTCGGTTGCTAGTGGATTAGCGGCTTTATAACGTTGTTGTTCATAGAAACGTTCAAGTTCGGAATTCGCCTTCCACCAGTCGGATTCTAATTTTTGTCGTGCTGCTATGGATTCTTTAGTTACTTCGCCGTTTTTTGTACTGGGGGTTGGGCCTTTTTCACGTCCCATGATCTGATTTCTTGGTTTTATATATTATGAATATAATATCTTTATAATGGCGGTATGAATAAAAATAATAAATAATATTATTTATATACATGGTTGTTTATAGTTCAACTAGATTGCTTAGTGTGCATCCAGTCACGGTTGTAAACGGCAATACATGTTATGAAATAACTCATTATGACAAAGTGCATCACGTGTTTATACCGCAATCCACCGTGTTTATTGCCCTGCAACATGCTGGTGATATTCATATTTTCAATCTGAAAAATGATGACAACTTTCCAGACGAGTTCAAGGTTTATATTGAATCAATTGAATCGCAATTGGAAATATTTTTTAATGAAACAACTCCGGTTCACCTTGTGTTTGATTTACAAAAAGTCATAAATGACGCCAATCCACACCATTTTGCGGTAATAAACATGATAACCAAGGACCGCAGGTGTCCTGAAATAATGGACTTGACGCACGCGAAAACAAAAATAATGGAATTGAATGCAATCCTAAAAAAGAGATGCCCTGCTTTTTATTTGAATCTAGATTACACCACGGCATTCCCCGAAAATAGTCATGCATCTATGTACTATGAAATTTATGTGAATGCGTACATTTGTCCTAAACTAATACTTTGTTTATTCACAGAAGTAAATAAAATAAAAAAATGTGTTTCATCAATTACGCTCAATCGCCAAAGCGATGATGAAATGAGTATCAGTTCTAGAACTGATGTATTATATGAAGGACGGAAGTTCAACATATTGTTGAGAGCCGTTGCAATAATGATATTAAAACACATCATGCACACAGCCGAAACATTAGTATCCAATGCGGAAAATGTAATTTCTGCATTTATAATGTTGAAATGGTTCAATGCAATGAAGATACATGGAATGAATCAAAGAGTGCGAATGCCACACGACGATGACCTTTTCAACACACTCACGCGCTATTTTAAAACCCATCAAAAAATGGAAACCCATGTTGAACTGAACAAACATAATATTGAAAATGCGGAGAGAATTTTTCACGAAACCGTTGCACGAATGAATTGCGAGCCACTTTCGGGCGGAAAACATAGGGTCAAACCAAGGAAGCCGAAAAATACCAGGAAGCTGAAGAATACAAGGAAGCTGAAGAATACCAAGAAAAACAAGCCCCCAAAATATAATAATATGGGAGTCCCAAAATAAATAAAATATACATAAAATATTAAAAAATGAAGTTGAATTATAATCGGTCACTAATTGTGCACTTATTTCACATTTTTTTTGTGGGAGGTCTCTTTTTGTACATGGGAATTCATAAAAATTCTGCACCTAGTTGGATATATTATGTTCTTTTGTTTTTGGGCATTGGCGTTATTAGTGCACATGGATTTAAATTGATTAAAAACAGATATTCACTTGTTTCATGGTTTCATGTTTTGATTGTTGCGCCATTGGTGTTATATATTGGTTATACTGGTGCACATGCACCACAAGTTGCATACCAGCTCATTTTAGGAGCGGGAATTCTTGCCATAGCGGATCATGCATACTGGTTAATTCGTGGTACTTTTTTTTGAGTCGGGAGATACATTTTGTTTATGAGCAATATACATGATAAAATACAATTGTTGCGATGGATGTAACGAATTTACATAAAAAATCGTTTCTTTCATTGTGATGTGTTTTTGGAGAGGTCTCAAAACATTGATGTAATGTTCATGCAGTTTAAACATGTGAGTTTTGAATTGTGGCGGGTAGTATTTCAGTTCTTTTTTTTTTTGTATGTAACATTCAATATAGTTTTGGAACAATTGACTTGTGTGTGAAAATAAATTATCACGAAAAAGTTTGAATTTTTCGGAGTGTTTGGGATTTGCTTTTAAATACATTTCAATTTTGGTTTGTTTGCGTAATGATAGATATTGAAACAGTAATTTGGGCTCAAACCCGTGAAGGTTTCTCAAAAATTCATAATTTGGATTTCTGTATTTGAAACGGGATCCTGTTTTCAAATCCCTGCAAACAATTCCTGGAAAGTCATGTGATGAATTCAATGATGCATATTGAGATTTCACTTCATTCAATTCTTTATCGTACACTCTTGGCAATTTAACAAGAGTTTTTTGATTTTCGTTTATCATTTTCAGGTGGTTTTCACGCGGTTCTTCAACAATTTGCAAATTTTCATTATCAATGTTGTATACTGCAATCAAATAGAGAGACAGTGTTTCAATCTCACCTACGATGTGGTTGTTTGGATGTTGCATTACAAAACTGTAACTTTTTGATTTATCCAATGCATCAAACTCCAAGTTGCTGTCATTCATGCATTCCAAAAACATGCGACGAAATGTTTTTTTTTCTGAGTCTGTCTCACTGTTGGCATTCATTCCCAGTGAATGAAACACTACTTTTCCACCCACAGAACTTTTTGTTGAAATTTCCCAACATGCGCCATCTTCTTGGCCATTGGGACGATGATAAAACAAGTTGATCATAGTTCCCTCAACAAATTCTTCCACTCTTATGTTTTCATGGGATGAACCTGCAAGTATACACTTTGCAGGAGAAAACGCTAAAATTTTTCCATGTTGGTCTAAAACAACTGATCTAAATAGTCCAATACTTTCCAATTCATCGCATTTCAATTTCCCAGTTTCATATTTCAAAATGGAATACACTTGGTCCCTTTCTTTCCACTTTTTGATTGTAAGATTCAACGAAGTGAGAATGGATTCTAATTCAATGCTTGTTGGATCATGAAACAACAAATGAAACAACCTTAATATTGAAGAGCCTCCTTTTTTCAAATCATACACCCATTCGCTTGACATTTGAGTTTGTTATGTTGTTATGTTTATTTTATTAGTTGTCTTTAACTACATTTATAAATTGTTTTACATATTTGCACCGACCGTTTGACGAGTATAGACTCACTTGCGGCGTTTGATTATTCTGTGGTTAGACCTTTTGCCACCCACACTGTAAGGGGTTCGGCGTGACGTTTTGGACTTTGCCGCACTGCTCGGAAGTTGCATTTGCCTATGCAACGCCTTTAATTGTGTTTTTGCTTGTTTTAAAGAGACATTGGGTAAACGTTTGACACTGCGTTTCAAGCTTTTACGAACTGGTGGTTCGCTATTTGGATGTCGTTTTTTCTGGATGAGCATCAAGTCTTTAAAGTTTATTACAGAAGCCGGGTCAAATTTTTCAGGCCACACAATTTTGTTACGACACATCGGACACGCTTCTTTTTTCACATCATCCACGCACGCCGTGTGCATGGGGTGAAACCATTTTCCCTTTTCGTCTTTGTGAAAAATCACTGGCATAAAAACGGGAGGTCTTCCCTTGGGATTGTGTTCAATGAAATTTTCCATGCACACTGGACAGGTTGTTTCAGTTTGGT